GGTAAATTTTTTTGGTGGTCATTTGTAAGTAGAGTAGTAAAGAGTCAATTTGCATTAAGATTCAGAGCTGAAAGAGAAGTTTTAAATCAATTAAGATATATTTTAACTCCTGAAGAACCAGATTTATTTAAAAGAACTGAATCTAATTTTTATAGACTAACTAATTCTAGAGTTAATGAACTTTTAATACACGGTGAACTATTATCAGTAATTCAAGAACTACAAAATGAAAATTCTGAATTACCTGAATATTTATTAACTATTCTTAAAAAGAAATTAAAAACTATTAGCACCGAAAAACTTCTTAGGATGTACAAAATCCTAACTAGAAAATATACGAAGGAGCATCGTACATGTCGGGACAAAGTGCATCAAATGTTTTATCGGGATCGGCCTCGACGAGTGTAGAAGAAAGGATGTTGGCTAATACTGAATTAGCCACTTCTGCCTTTGAAGCTTACTATGCAATGGGTTCAGAAAGAACTTTAATTATTTTAGAGTCTCAGACTAGAATTCCTTTTGAAGTACTTAAACAATGGTCAGAGGTATATGCTTGGGATGAGAGGATTAGGGAAAGATCAAAAGAGTTAGATAGAGCATTTGAGCAATACTATAAAGATAAAACTAAAGATATAAGAAATAGATTAATTGGACAAATGGAAGGATTATTAGGTGAAATGGAAGCTAGTTCTTTAGGACTTCCTTTTCATGTTAAAGATGTGAACGATTTTAGAGCATTAGCACAAGCATATGAATCTTTAGTTCGTGCCAATACATTAGCAACTAAACAAATTGAATCTCTTAAAGAGGATGCTCCTGTGTCTTGGTCTGATCTATTAGGTTCAATTGAAGATCAATCATTAAAGAGACAAGAGTAATGCAAAAACGATCTCTTAATTGGAAAGCATCCTTATTAGAAAGATCACAAAAAGATCCAGCTTGGTGGATTGAAACTGTACTAGGTGCCCATCTTTGGAGTAGACAACACGAAATATGCGATGCAATTGTCACTCATGAACGTGTAGCTGTACCAGCTTCGTTCGGATGTGGAAAAACCTTTCTTGCAGCCAGATTAGCTCTCTGGTTTCTTTATAATTTCCGTCCTGCAAAAGTAATTACTACTGCACCTACAAATCGTCAGGTGAAGGACTTACTTTGGTCAGAACTTCGTACTGCACATGGTAAAGCAAAAATACCTTTAGGTGGTGAACCTCTTACATTGAGCTTAAAGATTAAGGATGACCAATTTGCTGTAGGATTTAGTACTGAAGAAGGTAACATGGATATGTTTACTGGTTATCACGCACCCAACCAGTTGGTTGTGTTTGACCAGGCAGGTGGTTTACCTGATATGTTTTGGGATGCNGCAGAAGGTTTAATGACTTCTGAAAATTGTCGCTGGTTAGCAATTTCTAATACGGCAATTTCAGATTGTGCTTTTGCTGATATATGTATGCCTGAACGTAAATCTCGTTANGGNCAATGGCATATTATTCCAATTACNGCTGAAGAAACTCCAAACGTAGTAGCGGGTAAGAACATATTCCCAGGCTTAATTTCTTATGACTGGGTAGAACGTAGAAGAAAAGCATGGGGAGAAGATGATCCTCTTTATAAGATCTTTGTAAAAGCCATATTTGTACCTAGTGTGCAAATGAATGTGGTACCGTATAAGGATCTTTTAAGAGCTTATGAATATTTAGGTAGAGAAGATGACGCTATAGAAATAGGGATAGACGTTGCAAGAACTGGTTTAGATAGTACAGTAATGTTTGCTAGATCAGGAGAAAAAGCACTAGAAATAAAACGTCTAACTGGTAATGACACCATGCAGGTAGCTGGTGAAACTATTGAATTTATCCGTTATTTAGAACAAAAATATCGAAAGCCTGTTAGAGTAGTAAAGATAGACATAATCGGTATTGGTGCTGGTGTATATGACCGTTTATCAGAACAAGATTTGCCTGTTTTACCTATTAATAACGCTGAAGTTAAAATCGTAGTTGACAGAGAAAGATTTAGTAATGTTCGTGCTGAAATGGCATGGGCATTTAGACATCGTTGTGAAATAGGTGGAGTAGGATTAAAGAATTTAGAGTATGAAGATTCAGAAATAGTGAATCTTTTAAAAGGTGATCTTCAAATAATGAAATATAAGATCACTTCAGCAGGTAAAATTCAAATACAATTAAAAGAAGAAATTAAAAAAGAATTAGGCAGATCACCAGACTATTGGGATGCTTGTGTAATGGCTTATGAAGAGCCAGGTGGTGGTCCTGCTATGGTAGAATTTGTTTCCAATACTGCTGGTCAAATTTTTGAAAAAGCAGCTACCGATGATGAATGGTTAACATTGTTAGGTGAAAAAATAGATATTGATCATCCTTCTTTCTACAAAATGGATTTATAATAGTTTAGAAAATTGCTATACTGAGCATAACTAACGTAATCCTATTGGAAAATATAATCTATGAAAACATTTTCGTTTTCTCAGTGGTTAGAAGATGCCGGATCGTCCGGTATGCAAAGTTTTTCTTTAGGACAAAGTTATTATAGAATATCTTGGGTTTATGCTTGCATCAATATTATTTCTACTACTGCTGCAAGTGCTCCATTAGCTTTCTATAAAGGGGAAACGAATCCACAGAATAAGATTACGGATCCAACTCATCCTGTAAATCAACTATTCCAAACTCCTAAAGAACCTGAAATTCCTTCATTAAGAGCTTTACTTAGAACAACTTTTATAAACTTGGGAATTGCAGGTCAAATTTGGTGGGTATTTGAACGTAAAAGAGGACAACTGGTTTATATTGATGCAAAGCAAAATATGAAACCAGTGTTTGCTAAGAATAATGTTGATTTAATTGGTTGGGAATGGATAGAACCTAAAACTGGTACAACTTATAAGTATCTTCCAGAACAAGTTCTTCCTATTTTATATTTTAATCCTTCTGATGCTTATAGTGGATTATCTCCGTTATCGGCTGCCAGATTAAGTATTGAAACTGAATTTAATATTGCAGGTTGGAATAGTTCGTTCTTTAAAACAGGGATGAAAAATCCCTTATTAATTCAATCTAGAGGTACATTAACAAAAGAACAAAAACAAGAAATTAAGAAAGAAATTATTAATTACTACAGTGGTATTGAAGGTGGTCATGGAGCAGTTTTACTACAAGGCAATATAGAAGTAACTCCCTTAACAGTAGGTCAAAAAGATGTAGATTTCGTCATGGGCAAGAAATTGTCTCGTGAAGAAATTTGTGCAATTTATGGTGTACCTCCTGCACTAGTAGGCATATTTGAATATGCAAATTACAGTAACGTAAAAGAACAAAGAAAAATCTTTTGGGAAAATACGTTACTACCTAGAATGGATCAAATTGCTGATCTAATTCAAGTTAATGTTCTTAACAAAGAATTTCCGGGTATTACATGTAAATGGGACACATCACAGATTTTAGGGTTACGTCCTGAAGCCAAAGATGTAGCTGATGCTGCTAAAAAATATTCAGAAATAGGTTATTCACCTTCTCAGATTGCTATCATTTTAAATGTTCCAGAATTAGATCAAGAAATTGAACAACCTGCAGAACCTGCTCCTGCACCAACTCAACCTGCTGCATCACAAACTGAAGGATTGTTGTTATCCAAGAGTAATGATGCTTTTGTCCGATGGGCAAAGAATTACGGAAAGTTAGATAAAATAACTGTGGATCCTATTGTTGAATCTACTGCTAAACGTATAGAAGATTTTATTCTTCATATGTGTTCAGTAAAGGATAAATCTATTAAATTAGATGAACAAAAGTGGATTAATCTTTGGGAAGATACAGTAGGTAGAGAATTGTGGAAAGCAGGCTATAATGGAATGAAATCTGCTATAATTGCTCTTAAAGCTGTACAAGATCAAGGCAAAATAACAGATTTAAAACTTAATAATAAATTAATGCCTTTTGGGGCTAGTAATAGCATTAAGGTTAAAATTGAAGAATTAGTTAAAGAATCTTTTAGTATTCCAAAAGAACTAATTTTACATTCTACAAAATCACTATTAAAAAATTTAAAAGAAATTGTAGAAAAGATGGCTAAGAATTTAGTGTTTACAATTAGGGAAAAGATCAAGTTCGTAACATTGTCAAATATGAATGTTACTGAGATTCTTTGGGTATCAGGTGACGAGCAACACGAAGTAATGCATGGAAAAACTAGATCTATAGAGGATGCAGTATTTCCTATCCTTCATTCGTCTCACCCAAGGGATAAAGGTATGTTAGTTGGGGACGTACATGATTGTTATTGTACCATAGTTCCTATGGAATTTGTTACGTAATAGACTTGTAAATTTTAACCTTTTAAAACATAATTGTTGCAATAAGATTTTTATTTTTTAGAAATAAATGAGGTCTTACCCATGAAGCATTCCGCTCCGTTCTTATTTAAAGGCGAGTCAGGTGCTTCCGATTCCGGTAAAAAAGTTTACTCTGCTATTGCGTCTACTGATGCATTAGATCGGGATCGTGAAGTTCTACTACCTAAAGGTGTCGTTACTGAAAATTTTTTAAAGAATCCTGTAATGCTACGGATTCATGACTACCGTCATGTTCCTGTAGGTAAGGTTCTTGATATTGCAGTTGATGAAACTTCAGTTAAATTTAACTTTGAATTTGCATCCTCTGATGAAGGGCAGGAATTAGAAAAGCTATATAACGATGGTTATATGAATGCTTTTTCAGTAGGTCTTTATCCTTTAGATTCAAAATATATTGATGAAGATACTCCTGATCAATTAGAACTTGAAGTGGCTGATGGTTCAAAAGTTCTATTTGACATCGCTAAGTATAAAATGCGTCCACGTAGAGTAGTTAATAAGTGGGAGCTTTTAGAAATCAGTCCTGTTCCTGTTCCTTCAAATCCAGAAGCTTTATTGTTACGAGCTAAAGATAATATAGTTCGTAAATTTATGAAAGATCATAGTGAAGCTGAAGGTCAAATTCTTTCCGAACAGTTAGATGAGCAGATGGCTAAAGCTAATGCTTCAATTAAGAGCTTTTTATCTTCTATAGAAGGTGACATAGCCTTGAAGAAGTCTGTTCCTAAGCATTCCACTCAGGTTAATATGGAAAAAGCTTGGGATAGTTCTTTAGCTCGTTCTTCTTTAGCTCGTTACGCATCTAGTGACGGCTCAGGTGATAAGGAGACTATGAATTGGGGTAAATTTGCTAAAGGCTTTGCTTGGGTAGATGGTGCAAAAGCTGATGCATTTACTTCGTATAAGTTTCCTCACCATAATGTAGTAAATGATCAATTAATTGCTATTTGGCGTGGTGTTACAGCTGGTATGGCAACCTTGTTAGGTGCTAATGGCGGTACTACTATTCCTGATAGTGACAAAGTTGGTGTTTACGAGCATTTAGCAAAGCATTACGAAGATGCTGGTAAAGAAGTTCCTCCAATGGATAAAACATATTCTGAAGAGGAATTGAAGGCTATCGAAGATGGCCAATGGGAAGAGTTTCTTACAGCTGAACAAGCTAAGAATGAGAATAGTGAATCGGAAGGAAATACTTCTGACGAAGATTCAAAGAGCTCTGACGATAGTCAGGCGGTTAAACAATTAATTACCGATGCTCTTTCAGGTATTTCTGGCAAGATGGATGAAATGGATGAAACTCTTCGACTTCGTGTAAATATTCTTGTTAGTATGCTTGAAGAATTAACAGATATAGTTAAAAGTATTAAGAGTAATGAAGAGGAAGGCAAAGCAGACCCTGACGAGGGTGACGCGGAGTCCAATGAGGAAGATAGTGAGGATAAAGATCAATTAGATCTTGCTGCTAAATTTAACGATTTAGCTGGACTATTAAAAGCCAGTTTATCAATTCAGTAATAAAAGATCTTTTATTTAAAATTTGCAATTAGAGGTAATTAAAATGCCAGATATCATTGATATGAAACAGTTTGAGACTTTTGCTAAGTCTCTTAAGGATGCCTTAGATATGTTTAAGGGCCAGCAGGATGAGATTAATTCTCTGAAGCAGGCTTTACATGACACGAAATCTAAGGTTCTTTCTCTTGCCTCCATTCCCGGCTATGATCAGAAAGCTACATATGGATTTACAGATTCTTCTGACGCTAAGAAGTTCATCACCTTTATAAAGGGTGTGTTCCTTCGTGATCCTATGGTAAAGGATATGACAGAAGGCACAGATAGCGAAGGTGGCTATCTAGTTCCTACTGAATATCGCAATAACATGATTCAGCTTTTAGAGACTTATGGTATTGCGCGTCAGCAGGCTACTGTTATTCCAATGGCTCGCGAAGAGCTTGTTATGCCTAAACTGACTGGCGGCGTCCAGGTTTACTGGATTGGTGAGGGTAAG